GCCAAATTGTTCACTATTACAGTGAGTGGGTGACCAGAGGGGTTAGATCCAAAAAATTCAATCAAATCCCCATTGAAATCAACAGTAGGGTATGCAATATCAAAAGCAATGCCACGTACAACAGCCAAATCAAGATCACCATATCCTGCTTTCTGACAAATGTCGAGGATAATGTCAAAGGTAGCCAGAATAATTGTAGCAGGCATTCGTTTATCAAATTTAGCATAGTCACCAGCAACCATACGTTCCGAACCAAACTCAGTAAGGTGCTTATATAGTTGTGACCATTCTTGAGATTGCACTATAATACCCGGTCCACACTCAAACAATTCACGATTGTTTTGCATCAACATGATAACGGATAATAAATACTTTCTGACAACAAGAGTCCAAGCAAAGGGTGAAGCTGTGAATAATCTAGTTTTGCCATTTCTGGCTTTTTCAAAAGAAACAGGTTCATCCTTAAGATGTCCGCAAAACATTGGGTGACATCGCTCACCACGCTGGTAAGTTTCAATAATCTCATCCATAGAAGCTTCAATTTCATCATGAACTTGCATATCATCATTGATAGCTTCATTGATATAAGACATGTAATGTTTCTTACTGCGTTTGTACGGACAACCAGCAGAAGATTTTCTATTAATAGAATCACAATATCTCACACCAGCCATTCCATTCACAGCAACTCGATTAGTGTAAATTTGAACTTTTCGTAAGTCTAAACCATCGTATTGCTTAATAAAACCTTTCACACATTGATCAATCACGTCAGTGTCTAACATTGTAACAGGTCGGTTCATGTCATTCAATGCATGTAACCATGGTGTCCTACCCATATCAGGCGCTGTCTTGCGTTCCACACATCCGCGTTTAACACAAGCATCTCTAATAAGGGTTGGAGCAACATTTGTTCTTCCTCGTTGTCGAAATTCACCAGCAAACGAGCCATAAACACTAGCAATCCCAGTTGTTGCTTTAAAAACAACACTCTGTGGACTCAAGTCTGAAATAGCTCTTTGGCATGATGGTTCAGAGATTTTTGGAAAACCTCTAGACATGAATTTAGGCTCAAGAAAATCACAAGCTTGACACACAGTATCCTCATTAATTCGTTGAGCACCACAAGTTGTACCATTACCCAGGGTATGAATACCCAGAATCATTGGCCCTGCAGGTGTTTGAGAAAATAGTGGCATTCCACATTCTCCAACTTCAGTAGCAGTGGAGGCTTTACCCAACCAAATTTGACCAGTAACCATTCTGTCATGAACCTTCCAAGTTTTAGTACATTCTGTCAGTGCTTTTACTTCATTACGATAAGATTCACCAACAATCGACCTACCAACATATGTACCATCCATTTTGCCCTTGTAAGAGCGTAACGGAAAGTAATGAGAGAAATTGACACCAGGCGGTCGGATACGCAAACATATGAAAATAACATCAGATTCTTCACACCTACACCACATATTTGCAGTCACAAGAATGTTCTTCATATTACTAGTCATTTTGCCTGTAGGGGCTGAAATCACATCGAGATAAAAAGATTGGTCTGAAAAATTCTCAAGGGGCGGTAAACCATGCGCGTTACACATGTATACATTACCTCTGACATTCAATGCCTGAACAGACCGACAAACACCTTCATACTTTGTTTTAAAAACAACAGTAGCATTTGCAATTTGATCTTTAATGTGTGAGGGATCACGACTCTTAGCAGACAATGTATGCTGGGAAAAATCACTGCTAGTGACATAAAATTCATTAACATATGAAACATCAGGACGCACATCAGTAGGATCAGGAATTGGTGTCACACCTTTACTTGCTGACAAACCTTGGGGGACTAAGGTAGTATAAGAATCAAAAATTTTCTTAATGATCATATAAGCAGCCCCTCCAGTTCCAATAGCAAGTGCGATTTTCTTCAAGTGGATAGGATACCCAATTGTTTTTTGAACTCGAGATCCCATCTCATGAAATGCAGCACGCGCTATGAAGACTTTTTCCTTGTTGGGAACCATGTTCCAATACCAGAAATAACCCCACCACCAAATAGCAATCCACTGGAATAGACCACACATCATAATAATGCGATATAAACAGTAATAAAAGGTAACCATGTGTTTTGCTTGAGCAGTTTCAAACATACATGTCTCTTCTTGAGATATGGGAGCATACTCAGTTGGAGTATTGTAAATGAAAGACGCAACTTGACGATCCTCTTCAAAAATTTGGACTTCATCAGCTTGTGTCTGCAAACATTGTTCGTTGCCAGAATGCATGGCCAAAGGCACAAAACACTCCCTACACAAAACAGCATTCTTCATTGAGTTCCCACAATTAATGACTTTTTCTTGTACACGCTCATGCTTGAGTAATTCTTCAGCATACCATTTCAGGAATAAATTAAGATCGTTAAAGGTTTTGTAGGATTCGGTTTTGCCTTGTTGGCGCTTCCGATTGTCTCCACATGCAATTACACGCTTTACTTCAATGATCCAATAATTTGGAAAAGTCCCATCCTCAATAATATCGAGTTTGGAGGGATCAATCATCATACCTCGAGAATACTCAGGTTTTGGTTTAAGATCAATAATCCAAGGAAAACGTCGCTGAACAGCTAAAGGACACGCAAAATATGCATGAACATTCAAATCTTCACTGTTGGTTGTTCCACATAGAACACGAGGTAACATAGGAGTTCGTCCCTTATCAGATAATTCAGCCTGTACGGGAACAAAAGCCACATTGTTGGCAATACATAACATATGCGCTAAAGTGGGATCCATGACACCGAGTTGAGGATTCATAAATGCTATATCATCAAGCACTACAAACCATTGTGAGGAATTAAATCCAGACATAAAGGGATCAGTGGGATTGATAACATACATAAATTCGGGATCAGTACTCAATTCTAAAATCTTTCCAGAAAATTGAAATAACATATCCTTGAACGTTGATTTAGCAACACTAGTGCCACCATAAACCAATACACAAAATGGTGCTTTCCGCGTGCGTTGAGCAGCACGCTTAGTAGTCTCTTCATCTTTTGCCAACTCAAGTTTGCACAACATATTTTTGACTAAAATTTTCTCAGGTTTCTTGAGAGCATTTCGAGCCAAACTCTGACCAATTTCAATATGATTTCGAATATCAGATAACCATGCGTAACGATCAATCTTCAAAGCATCTGGATTAGACAAAAATTTACTGTGACGTAATAAAACTTCAGCAGTATCATACCATTCTTGATACTTATCAGCACAATGAAAAATAGGATCCAAGGAACCAGTTCTCAAACACTGATAACCTCGTTCACACAGAAAAACAATAGTGTCCAACATGCAGTGAATAAAATCAGGACCAATGTGATATTCTTTTTTGATAGCATTTTGAGCAACTTTACTGAACTTCATATAGTCCATATCTAAACCTAATCCCTTAAAAAGGGAAAGAGACATAGCATACATACTAAATTTATACATCTTTTCAAAAAAAGGTGTAGTTTTAAGACGCTCATACGAATCTAAAAAAGATCGTAAATCGGGCATCTCCCAGTTAGTCGATTCCCAAGATTGAGTTTCTAATTCAGCTTCAGGGAAAAAATGGCTATACGCAGCAGCTAGTGTGAGCAAAGTCACACTGGTAGAATTAAGCACATCATGATTCAATTTGGCGTAAGTAGCCAATGCCATCATTTTGTCAGCATAGTTCCTAGCTCTGTACAAGTGGTACATACAAATGATAACATTTTCAATAACATTCACATAAACGTCAGTGTGTGGATCAATAGTAATATACTTACTAGCAAGGGAAGTTTCAATACCACGAGTCATACAAGTGGGAATATTTCTTCCAGGCAAAGGATTTGGATTTTCTGGTGTAGCAAACATAAAAGGATTTTCCATACCAAAAGGACGCATACCATGTGGAATTTGAGAGACATCAAAGTCAATACTTTCCAAATGATTGCGCACACCACAATACATCTTAACTTGAGACCGAAATCTCTGGTAAGGAGTACTTTCAGATTGAGAAGTGGATTGGGGGGGGCGAGGAATGTATCCAGAAGACACAACAACCTCATTTGATTGGACTTGAAAGTCCAAAAATTCTTCCTCCGATTTTACGGCAGTAAATTTGCGCTTGCGCGCAGTGCGCTCGGAGCGCTTGCGCTTAATAATAAACGCAGTTGGGGCATCATGAAATGATGCAACCAAACGACCACCCAATCTCCAAGTTTGGAGTGGGGGAGCAATCCATTCACTCACAGGAAGGTGAGTAAATTGATTGAAGGTAGGCAACACGGCCTTAGTGCGACGTATAGTCGCGCGACTCTGAAAAGCAGAGAAAGTGACAGTCCATAAAGGAGTGTCAAAAGGTAAAACGTTAGCAAGCATGATAAATCGATAATTGGTAAGTTGTAATTCTGGTTTTTGAAGTCGTATTATTTCTCCCCGTGCTAGGATACATTCGTACGTGAATGACACGTTACTACTGGGACTTTTACCCTGTAGTGTATATATACAAAATTGTAAATATGAGTTGCTAAGTGATGAAATAAAGATAAATCCAAATCATAACTAAATTAACGTCAGATTCTTACGGAGAGGTGAGTTCAGGGGTCATTACGCCCTTAATAACACGTCGTCAGAATATGGAGAGGTTCTAATTAAAGCTATTTTAGCAAACCGGCGGATGCCATTCCATACTACTTTTAAGTAATAGTGTACTGCATGATGTATTTCATCACACTTTTTATCCTCATTATTTTTATTCGCGGGTAACGAATATACGTTACAATACGATAGTTTAAAGACTTATAGGTCTATACGACAAAATATGCAAAAACGGGGTGAGGATCGTTGACGGATGATACCTCAAATACGTGTCATTCGTTAAAAACAAACAACGGTACATTCTATAAATGCGAATGGATATCATCAATCTCGACTGATATGCTGATCTTCTTAAGTATACATGATCGACGAAAGGGATTCAGGAGTGATCTCTGGACGATAATAGAGCCATAAGAGACATAATAGATATGTAGTCGAATGTAGGAACTTAATATGACTAAGTTCAAGGGGGAGTTGGGTAAGGCTTTTCACCTTCAGCTCATTCTTCAGTAAATGAGTAAAACTCCACAATATGGGAAAAGGCACACTAGGTTAAGTGTGTAGAAAAATTCCATATAACTAATATAAAAATCTGTAAAAACAGA